ACGTGCCATTGATGCCGGTATCGATCAATGGATTCAGTTAGCTATTGAGGGTAGGTTTGACCTTGATACATATTTGGCTTGGGCAAAACAAACCTTGTTGCCCGGGACGGGTGCAGGGACGGGAGCCGTTTCAAATCTAAATTCATTTGGACGAAACTTCTTAACCAAGATTAACGACACCATTAGTGGCGGAGAGTTTGATGGAATGACCAAGATCGAAGTATTGCATTCATTGCTTACCGATAAGGACACACCAACACTCGAGCTAAGAAAGAAGTGGCACGGTGTTGCTAACAAAATGTATTTCAATAATAAGATCTTTGACTTCGTCTTGTTGACTACCGGTCATCAGGACCTATACGTCATTGATCGTGTTCGGACTGATCAGTTCTTTGACCGGGACTCCATCATAAAGAAATATAATCTTAATCCCCGGAAGGCAACCCTCTATGATGGTTCTGATTTTAAATACGGAAACACAAAGAAGGCAGGCTTTGCAGGAATTACTCTGGATCTGTCAGGTCTGGTGCTTAATGAGATAGCCGTTAGACAAACTCGGACACAGATTCAAGAAGCATACAAGCAAATTGGTGTGACCGATTCAGGAGATGTTGGTCGCTTTCACTGGGAAACTTGGGTGGCACGATCTGGTCAAGAGGTAAGTCACGGGTCCATTGATGCTATATTACAACGTAAAGACTTCGGCAAAATCTATAAAGCCGGAATCAGGAACGGCAAGTATGGAGACTACAACTTTAACTTTTCTTTTATAAAAGAAAATAATCAATCATTCAGATACGAATTTGTTGACTCCGATGGCAACACCTATACATTTGACGAGATAGATACGATTCAAAAAGAGATCTCAAAACAAAACGATCCCAAGCAATCTAACTACGAACCAGAACATAGATTTATATTAAAGGATAAAAATGGAAAAATCATCAAAAGACAAACCGACTCTAGAAGTCTTGACGGAGCTTGGTATGACCAAGCCGGTGTCGATACCCAAGCCTACTTCTCCTACCTCCAAAGTCAGGCAACGGGAATCGATAAAGCACCTGATGTCATTGAGCCTTCGGGCATAATTGTTAAGAGGCAACTGAACTACCGGGAGCCGGTAGAGGGTGTAACTTATACCGACGAAAGTCCAGACGAAATACTCAACATCGGTCAAGATGATCGAGACAAGTTCCGGACCTATGATCCGGAGACAGGGGAAGTTCGTGTCAAAAGATCAAGGGACTACGTTCTTAAACCCGAAGCCATGCAGTTAAGGGAATTAGAAAAAGAACTACTGAAGAACCCCAACAATCAATCACTGCAAAAAAGAATACTAGAAAAACGTATTCGCTATCGTCAACTAGCCGGGCTTATTCCCGGTCACCCTGACATCAAACTTCCCATGAGTGAGTTTGCAACCGTCCCTGACGTTGTAACACAGAAGGAGATAGCCTATTCACTTGATGATAACAAAACCAGAACCGGTCTTCCTAATCCTATACTTGGTGTTAACACACAGATTGAGGATGGTGTTCGTGTTAGTTTAAGACTAGACATTCCATCATACAGGCGGTATGCAAAGTATATTGTTTCGCTTCACAACGGTGAAACAGAGAATGGAAATGTATTGGCTTACGGACAGTTTGCCAGAATACGTGACGTTAAATTCTTTAGTCAACCTGATGCCGCAATGAGCATAGCCGCCGGTGGACAGAAGGCAACCATTGCACGGATGCATGGTAGTTTTGTTAACGATAATCTGAAGAACATAAAGCAGGAAGCCGAACAATATCTAGCCGGCGGAGAATGGACACAGGTTGGAATGAATCCGGAACGTGCATCTTACTTCTACAGCAAAGAAACCGGCAAGCCCGTCATATCTGCTGACGAAGTTATACAGATTGGTGGACTTGTATTGGCACGTAATGCCATAGAAGTTAACCCAGATAACCCTAGGGTTTACCAAAGGTTTAACCGGGATGCGAAGGTAAGAATACGTTTTCAAAAAAACCGTAAGGGTAGCCTTGATCCAAAGAAACGTGCAGAGCTTATTGCCAAACGTGACAAGCTGTTAAGAAAGCACGGTCTGTATGATTGGTATCATAATAAGTTCAGGGGACTGATGGACAAGAAGTATGATCAACAGCAATCAGTTGGTTATGAATCTGATTATCTTGGGGGATTTTTCCCACGTAGTATAAAGAGCATGAAGAAGCTGAGGAAAAAACTTGGCTTAACAAAGAATCAGGCGGATGAAATAATTGCTATAGTTAATCGTGACCGTGTATCAAAGGGCAAGGATCCATTGACGGAAGCTGACGAAGCCATAGCCCTAGAGAACTACGTTCGCAGGAATTTTAATTCATTGCCGGCTGGAGTAAGGGTTCCCGGAAACCTTAAACCACGAGCGATTGATTTAATCCCTGATGATATGCTTGATATGTATGACGATCCCATTGATTCGTTTGCAAAGTATCTGATGGAAACAACTAATGCCGTAGAAACTAGAAGGCTTCTTGGGACAAAGGAGGAAGACGGTGTCAAACGTCCCGGAGAACTCGGATACTTAATAAACGATCTTCGGAAGAACGGTCAACTAAGTGAGGATGATCTCAAACAATTAATGAGCACGGTTGACTCCGTTTTCGGAAGTCACGGTTCAGAGATAAAGCCATTCCAGATACTACGTGGACTAACATACAATGCATTCCTTACTAACTTCGGTTCGACGTTGGTTCAGTTCAAGGACCAAGCACTTAACTTGTATCGCTTCGGACTTACGAATACCGCCAAGGGTTTTCTTAAACCAGAGATAGCCTTAGAAGAAATAGGAAAGGCAGGTAAAGTAATCAGCGAAGAAATCTCTAACTTGAATGATGCAAAGCTGTCAAAGTTGTTCAATGCTCAGACGAAGTTAACAGGATTCTCTAGGTTTGACCGCAAGATGAAGTCAAGCACCATCAATGCCGCTTGGTATCAAATGCAAAGCCAAGCAAAGGCTCCCAAGACTTCCAATAAATACAAGAAACTCGTCAGTCAACTTAAGTTTATCCAAGGGGATCAATATATATTTACTATTGCCGCACTAAAGGCAGGTGTAAAAAATGACTTTGTCCTTGAGGCTCTATACAACAAGCTGTCTGATCAACAACCGATAGGTAGATTTGAGATGCCGGAGCTATACGGTAGGTTCCCGAATCTTCGGATAGGATTTAACTTGATGTCATTTACTGTCAAGCACTTTTCTTTCATTAGATCTCAGACATTGGAAATGATTATCCCCGAGCAGGTTTCAGGCAAGAGGGGCAATTTGCCTGACCGGATTAGAGGAGTAAGAAACATGATTCAGATAGCTGGATTCATGATGATGTGCGGCATACCCGTTGACATGATTAAATTATTCTTTGCCGGTAAGCCGATATACATGGACGACTTAATCATGGAGAATCTCCTGCTTGCAACCGGGATTATGAATAAATTTACTGTCGAGAACATGAAGAAGGTGGGCATCATCAAGGGCGGATTGCAGTATTTCGCTCCGGCTGGTGGAAGTTTATTGGAAAACATTGAACGGATCGTAAGGTCAGACGATATTGTTGCCGAAGGGTTGAAGCTGTTATTGCCCGGGGACGAGCTATGGTATTGGAGATACTCCGATGCAGGGCAAGATCAAATCCGCGAGATAAGGCAGAGGAAGATGTTCACGGAAGGCAAGGATGAGTTAATACTCCCGGGTCAAGAGAGACCGTATGTTCCGCGATCTGATCCGACAGATTTCAATGACCCCCAAGAGTTTACTCCCTTGATGGATCCTCGAGTCTTCAGGTAGCAAAAAGCCTCACCCCTGAATTAACAAGGGTGAGGCTTACCACACACTGGAGATTTAACTAGGTCTAAGAGCAGACCTTGTGGGCATCACTGCTAACACTTACTCCGGTATAGATTATATCACTTAGATTCTTTGGTAAGAGCCGACTTGATGTGGGCTTTCTCCTGCTGTAGCTCGTGCCTCCGTTCCTCGAGTCTCTCTATCTGATAGGAAACCATCCGTGATTCTGCCCGGATCAAATCAATCCGGACCTGAAGTCGTTCTATATTAGTATCATTCATCTATACTTATATAGTTCATCTTGAGAGAGTTGTCAAGTATATCCCGGATGTGAACCCTCATGAATCGTCCACGATTACTGTCCTCTTGGATCCGTTTGCTTACACGTTTGATACCATGAGTTACCGATGTTCTTTCCCGGTTGAGTATCCGGCTGATGTTTTCGTGTGAGTATCCGCACTTGTGCATGAGGAACGAACAGATGTCCCGGGCATAGGATGCCTTCTTTGTTCGACGTGAACCTGATATTATTTTTACGGGCACCTCGCATGAAGTGCTTACTGCTTCTAGTATTTTATATTTATTATTCATTAGTAGAATCTTCCTGTTATGTGGTAGAATTTAAAGTATCCGATGGTGCCTCGTTCGCCTTCACGATTCTTAGCTATCTTATACTCAAGGTTAGTGTATGGTCCGTTCGAGTCAGTCATCTTTGAGTCCTCGAAGTTACCCTGTTGCGGATACATGAGAAGGACAACGTCCGCATCATTCTCAATATCTCCGGAGTCCTTTAGATCATAGATGTCCAAGCCTCCCTCTCGCTTGGCACCCTCACGATTGACTTGTGCCAACAGTAGGATACCGATGTTTAACTCAAGGGCGAGTTGCTTAATCTTATGAGAGATGTTTGCAATGCCTTCCGCCTTGCCAACCTTCCCGGAATTAAACGGGATGAGTTGAAGGTAATCAATCACGGCTAGCTTTACACCTTGCTTGTCCACTAGCTTACGTAGTTGAGATGCCAGATCCTCTGCTGACTTGACGTTGTGACTGGTGTATAGCGGAACGGAGTGAAGCTGATCGATTGCTTCATCAACCTTCTTCATGTTCTCGTCGGAGATAACACCATCACTTATCTGCTTGATGTTCACCCCGGCTAGAGTCTGAGCCATTCGTTTAAACAACTGCTTCTGTGGCATCTCCAAGGAGAATACAGCACACGGTGCATTGTTGTGAGTGACTGACTTAAGGGCTATGTTAAGAGCTAAGGCTGACTTACCGCATGATGTCGGTGCCGCAAGGGTGATCACCTCGCCCGGTGCTATGCCCCGGTTGCCTAACTGCTGATCGAGTTTACCGATGTGAGTAGGCAATGCATCCGTGACAAACTCTCCGGCTAGCATCTTTCGGAACTCGTCCTTAATCTCCTCAGCCGTTGAGCTTAAATCATTGGGCTTCTCTTGGGTGAAGTGAATCCGGTTAACCTCTGAGTCAACAGTGTGCTTAATGTTCTCAGCCGAATCCGACTGAGTCATTATGCTTTCGGTTGCTACCCGGTATGCCCGGTTCATCTTACGTAGGTTGGACTTCTCCTTAACTATCTTTGCATAGTGATGCATCTGCATGGAAGTCTCGACCCGATCCATGATACTGTAGATGGAAGCTACTCCACCTACGGCATCAAGGTTATCGTCACGGGTTAGTTGTTCGGACAGATGTATCTCATCCACCGGCAGGCTAGCATCAGCTAGCTTACCTAGGGCACCAAAGATACATTGGTTCCTATGGATGTAGAAGTCATCGGCACTTACTAATTCTGTAACAGAATTGTAGTTAGCCGGTGAGTCATCAAGAAGACAGCAAGCTATGACAGCTTCCTCTGCTTCTGCATTATGTGGTAGAGTTTCTATTTCGTTCATCGCTTAAGATGAAGTCCATAGACCGCAGGCATTGACCCAAATACTTAATGTTCTCTTGTTCTTTTTTAGGTATTTTTTGTGTGTCAATTTCTTTATGTAACTTGTTTCCAAGTTGAACTGCATCGTGTATGGCTTCCAGTATTTGCATAGTTGTTTTGTGTCTCATGTTGATAAATAAATGTAGCCCCAACACCTTGTCGAGGCTACATTGTATTTTACCACGAAGTTAATTAGAGTCTCGCTCGACCATCCCTAGACTGATGAGGCTGTAGCCAATCAAGTCCCGGTAGATGTCACGAACTGTATCCCCTTTAGTATCAAGGGATAACTCTCCGTCTTTACAAAAGGCTTTGAGCCTTTGAAATTTATCCTGCATCCGGATAGCAACACCAACCAATGGATCAATGCCAAACTCCTCTGACCCATCGAAGTTAGCAAATGGATTGTCACATCCCTTGCCCCCGGTGTAGTCAGAGTTCTTGACTCCGGTCAATGCTAGTATCTCCTCGATCTCTTCACGGCGGAACTCACTCCACCATTCCTTATCGAAGTTGATGTCCGGTTCCACTTATTAAAATGGGTCTGAGTTAACGGCTGGACTGCTGTTCGCTACTGCCTCATCCTTTGGATTGACAGCTAGTGACAGGAACTTGACACCGGACTTGGCATCTTTCTTCCATGCCTTGATCCAGTAGTCAACACCACCCACGTTAATTGATCCACGTAGATCAGGGTGAGTGTCTTTTTCCTTGCGGTCATTGGGGAACAGTGCTCCGCCGTTAGTGTTATCGTATTTCTTTTCCATTATATTAGCTCCTCTAAGCTATTGGTTTTTGTTTTTGGTTTGTTTGATGTGCCATGTGTGTTCAGGGCATCCGGATCCTTCGTATCATCGATAGCGAACAATCCGTTGAGAGCATACTTCCGGGCATAGCTTGATGCTGACCCGGTGATCTGTGCCTCGTCCATTCCTTTCTTGGACTCAGCCTCACGTGCGAATGCATGAGAAGCTATAGCCTGATCGGAATCGTTGTCAGCTATGGTTGCTGAAGCACGAACGTAGATACGTCCGGCTACTTCTACAATCTCATCGCTTACTACAAGAGAGCATCCCCACTCGCCAAGCAAAGGCTTGACTGCATTTAAGATGTCCTCTGCTGATCGGTAGTTGTATCCACCGAACTTATTTGTTTGCCCCTTGGGGGCTTTAAGCGATCCTTGAATCGCTGATAGTTTAACCCGAAGGTTAGGTTTAGTTATTTCTTCTGACATGATTTAGTGTATATGGTTTTAACTAAGGTTCGATACAAGACTGATCGATCATTCACATTCTTGCAACATTTTATTTCACTTTTTTTCGCACCCATTTTTCGTAGTGCAAATTCTTGTTCCTCCTTGTTGAGGTTCCGCTTGAACCTAGAGGTTAATTGTTTGATACCAACCGGATGAAGTATCCCGGATGCCGGTGCCTTGAGATACTCAGCTATGTTCAACAACACCTGCGGTAAATCCTTGGGGCTACCCCGACAAATACTGCGGTGAATGTTTTCAATCTTACCAAGCATGGTGTTAGCTTCCCGGCTGATCACCGCCCTGATCTCCCCGTTGAGATGATCGTGATCAACTACTAAGTCATCGGTTGCCCGGTCAAGGATAGGACATTTGTCCGGGGCATTATCCTTTCGCCATTGGGCTAACTTATTTTGGGGAACGTAGGTCATTAGGATGATGGGGTAATCTCTTCTACAGATAAGATAGTAAGGGTGGCATTCTTCTTGGTGGTGCAGTTGCCCTGCTTGTCCGGTCTGCCCTTGCATACGTATCCGACCGCTTGCTTCTGATCGTGTGCCCACTTCTCCGTGCAACCAACGTAGTCCTCCGGCATACCCCAGTGCTTATACTTTATCTTGTATAGGTTCACAACGGAAGGTGGACATACTGTTTGCCATCGTCCCACTCTTGAACAGTTAAGCCAGTCAGCTTCTTCTGTAGTGCCGGGAACGTGAGGAAGCGAGGGTCTTGTCCCTTGAAACAAAAGGCTAGGAAGAATCCGCACTCACCCTTGAACTGTTGATCGAACTGAGAGTAAATAAATAAGTCAATGAGTTTAAGGCGAGGTGTTCCCTTCACGTGTATCCAACTCAACTGTCCTTTATCGTTCTCAATCAGGTAGTCCGGGATGTGTCTCATCGTAGGATGAATCATCCAAAACTTTTTAATCTGATCCTGCTTCTCGTCGAAGCCAGTCCGGTAGAACTGAACACCCTTCCGGGTGCAGTAGTCCTCGAACACGTCCTCGCCGACTCTCCCTTTGCATCTGTTTTCGTATGTATCTTGTGCGGTATTATTCATATCATTGCATGGTTATATCTAGGTCAAAGTTATCAAAAAGAATAATAAAATTCTGAGGTTGAATCCCCATGATGTTGTAGTCAATCCACTCCATGGATTCACCTTCATCCATGCCTTCTAATACAAAATGATTAAGCAGTTTGCCGTAATCATAGATCAAGTATCCCCGGACATCTGTTCCGATTATACAGTTATCCAACCCGTCGAGACGGATCGGTTCTTCGTTTATACTTTCGTTTGGTGCTATCATAAATTACATTCGGGTTAGCCAATAAAGTTTGGATGCATTCTTAAAAATTTGTATCCCGGTTTTGCATTCGTCCCTTGTCCACTCCTTGTGGTAGTGCTCGCACGTATCGCTGTCAACCACTACACTTATGCAGGCAGGTAGGTAGTCCAACTTGTGGTGCCGGCGGATGATGTCTGCTTCAATGGCTAACTGGTAGCAGTCCTTCGGGTAGGTCTTAGCCTTACCCTTAGTGTTAGTCCGGCACTTGTAGTCAGCTAAGAATACCAAGTCATTCTGATCCTTGCCAATGAAGTCAATCGACCCGGCGGTCTTAACCCGGTTGCATTTAACTAGGTGCTCAGTAGCCAGAGGTGTTACTGATTCCTCAGCAACCCAGTCAATGAAGGCGGTGGCATGGTCACTCCATGCTGTCTCAACTCTTGGCTCCTGTCCCGGGCTGAGGTAAATGTGCTGAAGCTGATCCTCTATCTCCTTGTGAACGGCGGTGCCGAAGTCACTTGAATACATTGTGTCCCCGTTTACCGGGTGCTCCCGGGTGCCATAGCACAGCTTCTCTAGCTCTTGCCAAGGCAACTCCGGATGTTCACGGGCGAGGTCAGTTATCATTCGAGGGCGGTAGATGGAATCAAGGAAGGGGTCTTTGATCAGTCCAAGGATGGTGGTAACGGATGGGTAAACTTTGCTTTGCTTCCGTGCTTGTGCCGGTGTGGTCACATCGAGGCAAAGAAAGGGGTCTTGTTTGCAATCATAAAAATGAGCCATGCCTACATGAAGCATGACTCATTCACTACTGTCAACCTATAAACAACAACCTATAACTCCTCCATCTCAATGATGTGAGTGAGACAGTCCATCAATGACTGCCCCTTCTCACCGGTAAAGAATGCGAGGCTGTTCCTCCTTAGCTCCCAGACGGAACCGGGCAAAGGGTGAACTGATATTTCATTATCATTAATATACTTGATTGCCTGCTGTGCATTGATGGAAGGCAAGGGCATCTTGGGATCAAGAACATACTCATCTCCTGCCTCCAACTCTCCGACATAGCAGTCAGTAAAACGTCCCTTGCCTGTTAGCTTGGACACGATATCATCTTGAGCCATCCGGCTCGCTCCCCCTTCGGGGTATGTGTGTAGTTTTATTCTCATAATTTTATCCGGCTGATACTAAACATTCATATTGAAAAGGGCAATCATCATCGTCTCGATAATCATCGACACACTTCATGACTAAACCATCGGTGTAGTTCCAGACTCTCTCACCCTTGAATCCCATCCCGGGTTCAAAGTAAGTAAGCTCAAACCTAAGTGTAGGAAAGGCGGAAGACATGGCAATCGATACACGATTGTTGAACGTCTCCCATGCCGTGTTGAATTGGTAAGAGATTATTCCCTCCCCGTGGTGGTCTTCGTCCCTGAGCACACACTCGTAGGCTCCCCACTTGGTGCCCCAGTTTTCTATGCACCAGTCATATCCCATTGGCTCGCCCGTTGCTAGGGCTGAGTAAGGCATCAACAGTTCCTTGCCCCTTCGACCAAGGTCAGGGTGCACGAAGTTAGAAAGCTCAAGATCGTTCACGATCTCCGGCTTGTCTGATCCCTTCCAATGTATACCGGTGCCACGGGCAAATCGGATGAAGTCTTTGATGGACGGGGAATCCCCCTTGATTATTAGTTCGTTAGCTACGTGATTAGGCATTAGTTGAATTGGTTGATGATGATTTGAACGGTGATGAGAACCAAGACTCCTAGTCCAGAGCAGGCTACAACGATTGAGGAAAAAAGGACAGCATCTCCGCCCTTGTATAGTTCATTTGGTTTTTGTTTTTTCATAATTTAGTATGTGGTTTCTTATGTGCCCCATCGGATACTCCGACTGGGCTTCTTATGTATCACCTCATTTCGAGGTGGGTGTCAAGCCTTAAGAATAATTTTCTGAACAGAAGACGTAAAGGTCAGGGATGAAGTAATAATAGTGATCAGTCTTGATGTATTTACGATAGACCTTGTGCCCCTCCTCGTATGCCTTGCGACGAAACGACCGCCACATGATTGCCTGTTCGTCACTGCTTGAGTGAGGATAAAGGGACAGTGTGTGCACTGCCTCCTTCTGAAATTCAGCAGTGCTCGAAGACGGGTGCATGATCTCAAATCGATACGGCATTTCGGGGCTTTCCGCTAGCTCCAACTCGTCCGCAAAGACTCGAATGATTTCGCAGTCATTGTTGTCATCAGTCAACCATACGTTGTCGTTCTCCTGCTTGATGACAGTGCCGAATATGTGAAGGCGAGGCTCGAGGTCTTCGTTCTTATTCTTAACGTGGTGCACGTAGTCCCATGCCTTAAACTCCGGTGAAGGCTTTTCCATATCATCGACCAGAGAATCGATAAGCTCATTCTCAGCACGAGCGATAGCCTCGTCCATGCAAGACCATGCCTGTTCATCATCGTAAATAGAATCTGATACCTGTTGCCATTGAGCATCGGTTGCCTTCACCTTCATGCCCAGTCGGTTGGACATCACGGCATCTAATGAGGGTCTGCAATAGGTGGTTACCTTTTCGAGGCACAGCTCTTTGCTGACATACTCGAGGGCATCGAGCACCTTCTGAACGTGAGGGTCAGAGTTGTCATCTCCTAGCACGGATACCTCCGCTTCGGTGGTGATTATATCGAGGGCTTTAATTAGTTTTGAGTTCATTATATTTATGTGGTTTTGTGGGTTGAGGGTGCCCCCGAAATGGGGGCTTGTCCCTTATGATTGTTTATAATACGTGAATAGGTTAGTGAGTGTCAATTATATTTGAATTAAATTCCATCGCCAAAGATGTGACTGTCACCGGTTGGCTCCCGTCTCTCACCCTTCAGTTTGTTTTCAAATGCCAAGGTGTAGGCTTTGGCTACCTCTTTGACGAGCCAGTCAAAGCAACGGCTATACCCCAGATTTATGCTGAGCATTCGGGCATGACTGCTTTCTTCGTCCGTCCTAAAAATCACCTGCTCGAGGTCATCTATTATTGCAATGTGCTTGTCCCCGTAGTCGGGATAGTAGGCTTGAAGGAATGAGTTGCATTCAGTCAGTAGTTCTTGAGCCAGTTCCTTCCGACCCATATCCATTAGGTCAGTAGTTGATTCGGTGGCTTCGTTGTATAGCTTGATTAGTATTTCTTTATTCATTTTAGTAGTAGGTTGTGTAGTTAGCTGATGGTCTCATCAGTGACAGAGAAACTGCCAGACGGGCGGTGCCCGTTTCGACCTAGTCGGGGATTAGTTCCATGCCCTTGCTGGTAGCGACCCATGACAGGCAACTTGAGACGAGCACCTTGCCCTCCTCCTTGGCTACCTCTTCGAGTTCATCCCAAGGGCACTCATCATCTCGACCCTCCCAGATGGTTGATAGGTGGCTTGCCCCTGCACCGCAAGGGTGCCCGATTTCGATTCTGATATATGAATTTTCCATTGTGTGTGTGTGTGGGTTGTGGGTGCCCCCAGAATGGGGGCTTACCCGTTGTGAGTGGTTAGGCATTCGTGATTAGATCAAAGGCTTTCTGAGCCTCTCTAGATGCCTTAAAGATAAGCTTCTTGTCAGCCTTGAGCACCTCCGCCCAGTTCTTAAAGTAAGCTTGAGAATTATCCTCAGTCTTAGCGAAAATGCCGTGAGCATTTGAGAGGAAGGAAGCAGTCAATTCAGCGACCAGTTCCTCTTTAGCATAGGGATCGGACCCGAACGTTGCAGGCTCGAGGCGATCAAGCCGTGAGCTGTGCCCAGTGCTGTGTGCCATCTCGTGGAAGAACGTGTGGTAGTATTCAGCAGGGCTGTGGAACTGAAGCATTAAGGGCATCTTGATGCTGTCGAGGCTTGGATTGTAGCAAGCCCTGTTTCCGCCTTGGCTGAAGGGTAGCCCTTCGTCTCCGATCCACCGATCAACAGTTGCACTGCAGGCTTTGAACTCGGGTTCCTCGTGAGGCATCACGTCACCGGTCACAGCAGGCTCGGGCTTTGCTTCCTCTTTGAGATCAGTCTGATCTTGATTGAA